AGATGCAAATACACATAATGTATATAGTGACGATAATTCTAAAAGTAAATCCAATAATAAGCGAAAAGGAAATAAAAAAAAATGAAGTATTTTCTAACTTTAAAATATGATATTATCTGTTTTTTGCTGTATTATAATATATATTATATCATATATTATATTATATTATATTATATTATATGACTTTTAGAAATAAAAAAAAATTGTCTAATACTAGAAAAAGAATAAAAAGAATAAAAAGAAAAAATAGTAGTACATGGTTGGGTAGCGGTGGTGCGATATTATATGCAATACGTTCATCATTTAGCGAGTATTTTGATGAGGAGGTTATACTATTAGAAGGCGAACCTTCCTATTTAGCAGATGCTTATGAAATATTTATAGAAACAAGAAACAGAAATCTTGATCTAGATTCAATGTATTTTACAGGCATGGGACCAAACCCTTTTAGAATAAAATATTTTAAATTTGAAAAAGATGACGCGGGTCCTTTAAATACACAATATATGCGAATTTGCTTAGTAAATTTTATAACTCCTCTTGGTCATTTACATGATACTATTAAAGAAATATATACAGTATCAAACAATAGAGATTTATTAGAAAATTTTAAAAATAATATTAAGACTTATTATGCTCACGATGGTGACTTCGCATATTTTGCGAAAGATGCAGTAATTACAAGTAATTATTTGAATATACCTCCTGCTAAAACATTTAATAGAGGTCAACCATCGAGTTCGCGAGGTCAACCATCAAGCTCAAGAGATCAACCATCAAGCTCAAGAGATCAACCATCAAGCTCAAGAGATCAACCATCGAGCTCTACCGGTTTAAATCCCGGAGATTTTATGGATGGCGAGATAGATTTTGATGATCCAAGATTTAAGGAAACTGTTGAAAAAGAAGTAAAAATAATTGATTTTGATACGTGGTTAAATACAATGTTTCATCGTGGAGGTAGTGAAAAAGCTAAAAATGTAAGAAACAAATTAGAACGTTTATTCGGTGAAAATAATTGGGATGTTATCGATCCAAAAGGTGATGGTTTTTGTGGTCTATATGCTGCATCGATTGATTATGCTAATGGAATTGATTATGCTAATGGAACTAATACAGTAATATCAAGAGATACTATAATAGATAGCATAGTACAAGGACTTGAAGAATATTATAAAGCAAAAAAATTACATACAGCAATGGGTATTCCTTTGCCCGATGAACTAAAGTCATCTGAGTTTTGGATGGAATTTGGTGGTTTAGAAGATGCAATGACGATTACTGAAGAAAATATAAAAACTGAAATAAATAAAAGAGCATTGAGAGAACGTTTTGAAATTTTAAAAACATTAGCAAATATACCGGGAGATGCGTTTACATTATTAGCATATGCTTATAAGCGAAATTTTTTAATATTGAATTATGACGATAAGTCATCACAGCCTTGTGTGCTTTCTTGGATACCTTGCTATGCTGATGTTTATAAACTAGATGATGATGAGGTCACGTATCCATATGAAAGATCAACATCTATAATGTTCAAGACCGGTCATTATTTCTTATTTCACAATAATGATATTCAAGTAAAGAAAGAAGTTGTATCACGAACTTTACAAGGAGAATGGCAAGAATGACAAGTGCATGAGGTCTAAGAAAATCGAGAAAATCAAGAAAAGCAATAGCTATTACAAAAATGAAAAAACCAAAATATTCAAATAAAAAAAGGAGGCAACCCAAGAAGAGAACAAAAAGATATTAAAACATAAATATTAAAAAGAAGTATTTTTAATAATTTATAATATTTTATTTTTCTATGTAAAACAAAATATTAATATGAAAACTTAGTCGTTTTCATTATCGCTAGTATCATCATAATTAAATTCAACATTATACCATTTGCCGCGATTGCATTTTCCATATTGTTTGTTCATATAATCAGTAATTTCTTTACCATTTTGTTTTGCGAACATTAATTTTTGGTCCTTTTTTCTTATCTCTTATATTTGGGTCATACATTTCTTCTTCATTATCAGAATCTAAATTTTTACTAATTTCCCAAAATTCTTTTGAACCTAATTTAAAAGTTTTATGGTGGTCTGCTTTATACCAAAAAATTTGATCTTGTAGTTTATTAGATTTAGCATTATTATTTATTACTAAACATTCATAATTTTCTGTACATTGATCCATTACTTGACAAAAACTTTCAAAAGTTGGAAACATACCCGCATAATTTTCGTAAATTCGCCGTCTATTTGCAATATATGGTTCTCGTAATATAAAAACATAATCAATATTTGTGCGAAGATTAGGAGGAATACCTAAAGGATATTGCATAGTAATTACTAACATTATTTTCCAATGACGCCCGTTCATAAAAAGAAGGCGCATCATTTTATCTTTAGTCCAACTACCATCATATAAACAATCATCTAATATAACAAACGCGCGCGGATCAATATTTGATTTTTTATAAACTTCTACTTCTTTTTTAATTTGCTTTAATACTGTTTTTTGCCTTTTTAAAATATTTTCTATAATAGCAGTATTATATTCATCGTGAATAAAAAGTTTTGGAACATGTTCAGCATAAAAACCATTACCGGCCTCAGTCCCACTAATAACTGTTCCTATTGGTATATCTTGGTGATAATAAAGAAGATCTCTAACCAAATATGATTTACCTGTATCGCGACGACCAATTAATACAATGACAGGACCTTTATTTTCATCTGGTCTAAAGCTAATAGTTTTAATATCAAATTTTTTTAATTCTAATGTCATTATTGTTTATTAATAATATTATATAATGTAAGATTTAAACTAAATTAAAAAACTAAATTATATATTTAATAATATTCAATAATATTTAGTAATATTTAGTAATATTCAATAATATTTAGTAATATTTGTTAATATTTAGTAATATTTAGTAATATTTAATAATATTTGTTAATATTTAGTAATATTTAATAATATTTAGTAATATTTAATAATATTTAAAACTATTATTTGTGTTATAAATAAGAAAAATTAGTATTTTTAATTTATTAAATGGAATTAAACTATAGAAAAAATAACAATAAGCAACTTTTTGAAACAATATGCAACACTAATTTTTTAGATATATCAAATGTCCAAAATTATTTTCCACTATATAATAATTATTTTGAATTAAATAGCAATAATTACAATGCTATTAATCTTAATAATAGCTATAAATTAGAAGCTATAACAGAAAAGATTAACTATAATAAATTTGTTGCTGATATATGTGATATATGCAATAATAAATGTAGCCAAAATATTTTTATAAAGTTTAGTCCATTAGTAGATCCGGTTAAATATATGTTAGGAAAATATGATAATGGTTATAATATTTTAGAATTACCTAAATTTTATAATAGTTCTAATAGTCCTAGCGAATATTATACAAAATATAAAAAAATATTAGATCCAAATAACTCTGCATATATTGATGGATTTTTCTCATTTTTATCTAGTTGTTTATTAAATAATTATAATTTTTATAATGGATTAAATTATTACGGTGCATTTTTAGGAATAAAAAATAATTTTAAAGTTAATATATCTGAAGATTTAGAGTTTTTAAATGAATCAGACTATTTTCATAAATATAGAGATAATCTATTTAAGATTGAAGTTAATGAAAAAATAAAAAATATTTTTTGTAAAAGTAATAAATATAAAAAAGCATTGTTGATAAATACTAATACTGGTGATTTAACTGATGATTTAACTGATGATTTAAATGTTGAGGATTTAAATGTTGAGGATTTAAATATTGAGGATTTAAATATTGAAGATATTAGTGATCATTTAAAAAGTAATGAACAAAGTTCTTTAAAAAATAAAACCATAGTACAAGAATTAGAATTGACATATGAAAATATTGACATTTTAGATAAAGCATCCACAAAATCCAGCAATCATAATACAAGTAAAAATGAATCAACTAATTCTAGTTCTTGTTCTTCTAGATCATCAAATACAGAATCATTAGACTCAAATAAAACAATATCAAATGAATCAAATAGCGATGAAGATGATGAAGATGATGAAGAAATATTTTGCTCAATAGATAAATTTCCTGTTGAAATTATTGTATTAGAATGTTGTGAAGACACATTAGATTCATATATTTCAAGTAACAAAATCAAAGATAATGAATGGGAATCAATTGTTTTGCAAATATTATTTACACTAATTACATATCAAAAAGTTTTTCACTTTACTCATAATGATTTACACACAAATAATATTGTTTATGTAGCAACAGAAAAAAAATATTTGTATTATAAATTTAACAATAGTCATTATAAAGTTCCTACATTTGGTAAAATATATAAAATAATTGATTTTGGAAGAGCAATTTATAGTTTT